CAAGCGCGATTATCTGAAGGCGGACGAAGCCAAAGCGAAAGCGATCTGCGAGGAGCTTGGGATTACGGACGATGACTTCGTGGTGGGCGTGTCGTGGATCAGTTCCGCGATGAAGATTGGCCCACACAAGAGCATGAGTCTTGCGGAGATGATGCCGATCTTTTCGATTCCCGGTGCGAAGTTTGTCAATTTGCAATACGGCCATGTCAAGCAGGACTTAGCGGACTTTGAGGCCAAGCACGGCGTGAAGATCTTGCAGTCCTCGGTGGATTGCTGGAAAGACTTGGACGGACTCGCGGCGTTGTGCCAAGTGTGCGATGTGATTGCGTCGATCAGTAGTTCTACGGTTCACATGGCCGGTGCTTTGGGTATTCCGGTGATGCTGATGGATGCGAACAAGCTCTGGTATTGGGGCAACAAAGAAGGCGACCGTAGCCTGTGGTACCCATCGGTGCGCATCTTCCCGAGGGACTACGTGACCGCCTCTTGGAAGCCGCAGATTGAAGCCGTGGCTTATGCGATTCACGAGATGAAAAACGCATGAGTTGGTTCCCGACTGTGGCGTTGGTTGCGTTATGCGTGGCAGCGTCGTGGGCGTTGGGCGGCGAATTGATTGACGCAGTGTTGTTGTATTTGCTTTTGATCTTGGTGGACAAAAACTAATCTCTAACACAAGAGGGTTGTTTTATGTATGATAACGAGTCCCCGCCGGGTTCATGGAAGAAGGAACTCTCGGCTGCACCGTGGGGCTACGGACAGAACCAAAATCAGAAAGTTAGGAATGCTCTAGCCGCTGTTAGGCAAGGGGGCATGTGGGCCGAGGCGTCGGTGCTGGAGGCAGAGATCACGACGCTCAAGGCAGAAATTGGGCATTTGATCGGGCGCAAAGGTGGCTCTGCGGCGACGGGTGATAAGAAGCGTCGTAGCCCAGCGCATTACAAGAAGATGGTCGCAGCACGGCGCAAGAAGCGTAAGCAGAAGGCCGAAGCCAAGTGAAAAGATTCTTGTCTCTTGGCGCTGGTGTGCAGTCTTCGACCCTTGCTTTAATGATTGCGCATGGCGAATTGGAGCCAGTGGAAGCGGCGATCTTTGCCGACACAGGTTGGGAACCGCGCCACGTTTACGAGTGGCTAGATTGGCTAGAGAAGCAGCTTCCGTTCCCGGTGCATCGGGTTCAGCGGGGCAACTTGAGAGAGGACACACTGCGCCGGTCTACGGTGCAAGAACGCATTGCCGCGATTCCGTGGCACATGAAGATGCCAAATGGCGACCGGGCTATGGGGCGACGGCAATGTACGATGGAGTACAAAATCCAGCCGCTGACCAAGAAGGCTCGTGAGTTGGTTGGGCTTGTCCCTCGGCAGCGTGCCAAAGGGGTGCTGTGCGAGATGTTTATTGGCATCAGCACTGACGAAGCCTTGCGAATGAAGCCAAGCCAAGATGCGTGGAAGGTTCATCGCTGGCCTTTGATTGAAAAGAGCATGAGCCGTAATGACTGCTTAGCGTGGATGGAGCGGAAAGGGTATCCCCTACCGCCGAAATCGTCTTGTATCGGCTGTCCGTTCCATTCAGATCACGAGTGGCGATTGATCAAGGCTGACCCTGTATCGTGGGCCGATGCCATAGAAGTAGACAAGGCGATACGTCAGCAGCCGGGAATGCGTAGTCAGCAGTTTATGCACCGCTCTTGCGTGCCGCTTGAACAGGTTGACTTGTCTACCGCAGAGGACCACGGGCAGATTGATATGTTCAACAACGAATGTGAGGGGATGTGCGGTGTCTGATCCGGTCAACCATCCCGAGCACTACCAGCAGGACGGGATTGAAACGATTGACTACATCCGTGCGGTGCTGGGCAGCGAGGGCTTCGTCGCCTATTGCGTGGGCAACGTATTGAAATACGCGAGCCGCCCGAAGAAGGGCAAATACGCGCAGGACTTACGCAAGGCGGCGTGGTATTGCAACCGCGCAGCGGACGAACTTGAGAGGGCGGAGAAGATCTGATACAGTTTGATTGTGCTATCTCCTGTTATGGAGTTCGCCCCGGATTGAGTGATTACTCTCCGGGGCATTTTTTTACCTGCGTACTTTGTACACCCGCCGCTCACGACCGGGGCCATTGGGCTTGATGATGTCTTCCATGATGTCGCCCGACTCCAAGAGCGTATTTAAATACTCGTTCCGATCCCTAGCCTTCATGCCTTGGCAAGCCTTGGCGAGTTGGGTGCCGCTCATGCCGTCCTTACCGGCGTCACGAATGAGCTTGAGGATCTTCTTGTGCGCGGCTTCGATGTCGTTCTCTGCGACTTCGCGATACATGAGTTCAGCGGTGTAGTTGAATGACCACCTCGCAAGGTCCGCTCCCATCTTCATCACTTCAAAGGTGATGACCGGCGTATGCGGGTTACGTGCGATGGCTTCAATCATGGCGAGTTTCACCGAGATTTCTGCAAAGCGCACCCAGAGGTAGTCCTTCTTGCGGGCGCATTGAATCTGCCAGTCCTTGAGTTTGTTGTACTCGTCGAAGGCATCGTCTTCCCACTTGACTTGAATCGGCACCACATCGGAACTGGCGACGTGCTGAATGTTTGAAAGATTACCGATGCCGACAGGGACAACCGATGCCGCTTCAATGACATCGCGGATGATGTCCTCCGGTGGATTCTGTCCGCCCTCTGGTACTTGGCTGTCGGGATATTCCTCAAACGAGGGCATCAACAAGATGCGGCTCATGGTGCCGTTGTCCAGCATCTCAAACGTGAGCGCCTTGGTCAGCGACGAGGGTGTTGTGGTGCCGAAGAAGTTGAAGTTCGGTTGCTTGATGTCAAGACGCTTACGGTCTTTGTTGTCGGCGTATTCCTGACCGTGATACGTGCCACCGCTGCTGGAGTAGATCTCAAGCAGGGTCTTGATGATGTCCTTCTGGTGTGACGCTGCCGTCTTAGCGGTCAGCGATTGCAAGTAAAGCCCCATCTCGTCGAGGTGAGAGATGCGTGAGGGGAAGTCGTGCAGGGTACGCAGAATGGCAACGCCTGATGAGAAGCGGTCGCCTGAGATGTAGTTACTCAGATTAGCATCTTCCAGAATCTTCTTGACCTTCTGGCGTGAGTGGTCCTTACCGGCACCGGGTGTGGCGACGGCAATGGAGAAGATGTTGCAACGGGTACCAAACGAACTCATCGCGTACCGTCGCCCGAAGATTGCGCCAAACATGCAGATCGTATTCATCAACGCAAAGGTCGGCTGTGGCTGCTGGGCGCACGACAAGATCCAGCGTGTGACGCGACCCACAAGCGAGGGGCTTTCAAACCATTCGTTCGGGAAGTTGGACTTGTTGCTCTTGGTGAACTTCTTGGATTCGGTGAGGCCCGTCAGATCCACCCGAATCTCTTTCGTCGGGTTCAGATTTAAATGCGGCGCAGGTACCCAGCCGTTTTGCTGAGCGTGGTAGTAAAGCGTACCGGCTCCGATCTTAGAGGGCGGCGACTTGCTGTAGTGATCCCACCGCTGCCGGGTCTCAAGGCTGTTGTACTTGCCGGAGGCTTGCGACCACTGGTCAAAGACGATGAAGCCCTTGCCTTCGGTGGCGCAGTACACTGCCATGCCGATGCGGTTCCAATCGTCCCATGAGAGATCGGGATTCGGTACAAACTTGAGCGCATCTTGAACGGCAACGAGTGTCCCCGTGAGCCCTTCAATGGAAGTCTTGACATCCTTGTCGGGGATGACGGTGTGCTGGAGCCGAGTGCGCCGAAGGTTAGGCGGCAGGGTTTTGTACGCTGCCTCGCAAGCCTCAAGCACCTGTTGGTGGGTCACAAGGGGCAGCGACTCTAACGGCACTTCGTGAGGCGCAGAGAAGGGCCACTGGTACGGTTTGCCGGTTTCCGGGTGGATGGCATAGGCCACGAACTGCTGGCCCACACCGAGCACCTCAATCGGGTGCATGCTGACCTTGGAGAACGGCTCGTTGGTGCGATAGAGGTAGAGCGCCTTCGGGGATTTACCAATGCGCACGAAGTCGGTTTTGCCGAGCTTCTCCTGAATCACATTGCCGACCGCGATGGCAACGGACGAATCAAGTACGTCCACGTCTACCGCGACGACCTTACCCGTCAGAATACCGATGCCTGCGTCGGGCCACTTCTCCCAGATGTCGATATGCGAACGCGAACTATCCACCGTCGTCCAGCGTGGCATATCAAACCACTGGCCATTGTCATACCGACCGGGCTTCTTGGTACCCGGCATAATCGGAACGATGGTGTAGCCTGCGTCAAGCAGCTTCGCACCATGCTCAAACATGAATTGATCAGACATTGACGACTTGGACCTCAATGCGCTCTTCGTTGTCGTACTTCTTTGAAGCGACGATTTCACACACGGCTGCGTCATCGTCAAAAACGATTTCGTTCAGCGCGTCAAGGACTGCCTTGATGATGTTGTCAAGATCGGGTCTGGAAACGTGCCATCCCGTTTTGGTCTTGTGGGAAAAGTACGCCGTGATCGTAACCTTGACAGGACCTTCTAACATGGTCTTGCCTATCATCGCAACTTGTGCAAACGACTTGAGTGCTCGTTCGTAATCGCGAGTCTTCTGTGGCGTGTATGTCACCACACCACCGGTCTTGGTTCGACCAAAGCGCGGACGGGACTTACCAATCGGTGTCCCATGGAACACGATGTCAATCATAGGGTTACTCCAAATTCTCGTTTGATTTTTTGAGCGTGATCTTTTGTTGGCCGCAGGGAATCCTTGATGTACGCCGCAAGGGTGTTGCGCGAAATGCCAATCAGTTTCGCGGCTTCTCGGATTGTCAAGCCTCTGCGCACCAAGGCATCGTGCAGTTTAAACCCCGGCCCGACTGAGGCGACCGAACGCAGGTCTTGCACTTTCACAGAACCCTTGGTTTTCCGCAGAATTATTGCCACCCACTGAGGCGACGGCGCACGGCTTCCCGATAGCCATCGTGTAACAGCGGTACGGGTACACCCGACCAAGGCAGCAAACTGCTCCTGTGTCAAGCGTTTCCGTCTCATGTATTCATTAAGCGTCATTGATCCTCCAAATTGCCCCCTTGCTTGAGTGACATATTGCCACCCCTTGCATTCCGTCACAAGGGGGTGTAACTTCTCACTCACTGGCCCCGCCAGTCAATGTGGAGATGTATCAATGTGGAGATGTAAACATGCGAACTGAAACTGAAATTGTGGATGATCTTTGGGCCGCGAAGCAGGCTGAGTCTGAAGCCAAAGCAAAGCGGATTGAATTGGAAGAAGAACTGATTGCACTCCTCGGTGCCAAAGAAGAGGGGCAACAGAAGCACATCATCGGTGACTACAAGGTCACCATCGAAGGCAAGCTGTTACGCAAGATCGACTGGAAGGCATTTGATGCGCATATTGCATCGAAGATTCCCGTTGCCATGCACCCGGTGAAGATGACTCGTGAACTTGATGTGACCGGGGTGAAGTACCTCGCGAACAACGAGCCGCAACTCTATCGACTCCTGAGCAGTGCGCTGACTGTTACCCCTGCAAAAACCTACGTCAAAATTGAATGGGGAGC